CACTATCGGAGGATGGATCAGCGGCGAGTACGTTTATTACACCGAAAACCTATTATCCAAATGTATAATGGCAAGATATGCAAAAGGAAGCAGAGCATTAGCAATATCAGATAGATCTGGTGCAGCTTTTCCATACAGAGAAATGGTAAAAGAATGGACTGGTGCTATCGTGCATATTTCTGAGTTTGAACCTAAACAACCACAATTAGAACCACATCCTGTAGGAGCTGACCCACAAGCTTTAAAAAATGCCAGACCTGCTAGAGTAGAATTTCCTGTTCAAGATATTTTACCTAATAATCCATTTACTACTACAGGAGGCTCTCCAACAGTAAGTGTATCTTATCCGGCAAATCAAATAAATGAAGGAACCACACACGTTAGATTTAAAGCAGTTAAATCAATAGTGGGCGGTGTTGCTATATCAACATTAGAATTATCAGCAAAATTAAATGGTGCTATAAGTGATACAGCCACTACAATTGTTTTAGATGATGCTACTGCTTTTCCAACATCAGGATTTATAGTTATTGAAAAAGTAGATCAAGTTGCAACTAGTGCAACTTTTGGACAATTCATAAATGAAACTATTCAATACGCAGGAAAAGCTGGAAATAATTTAACAGGTTGCACACGTGGAACATCCGCCCCTTTTAGAGGGATTACACCAGCTAATACGAAAGCAGTATCTCATGCAGATGGTGCAAAAGTATTTGGTTCATATTTAGCGACAGCCATCGCAACAACAGAAACTACGGGAGCTCAACCAGCTACTAGAACATTATTTAATTCTATTACTGTGCCTTTGGTATCTAACGCTACAAGCACAGAAACAGGAGGCGGTTTTCAATGTACAATTGGACCCGTTAATGATAGAGGTTAATTATGGCGTATAGTTATTCAGATCTAACAACAGATATTAGAAATTATACAGAGGTAGATGCTAATGTATTTACTGCTGCTATTATCAATGGATTTATTCGTAACGCTGAACACAGAATAAATTTAGATTGTCCTATGGATTCGGATAGAATTCAAGCAGAGGCACAATTCGCAACAGACTTTAATACGATAACAATGCCTGCAGGCTTATTATTTGTTAGAGGTATTCAAGTTTTTGATTCAACAACAGCCACTACAGGAGAAGGTGTGTGGTTACAGAAACGTGATCAAACTTTTATATCTGAATATGTTGGACAGTTAACAGGCACTGAGGGAGGTCAAACAGGTCAAGACGTGACCGGTCTTCCTAAATATTATGCTATGTTCGGTGGCGCAACCACAGGTACAAGCACAGCAACTTCGGGAGCTATCTATGTGGCTCCAACACCAGACGCTAATTACAAGTATATTATTTATTACAACGCCATGCCAACAAGTTTAGAAACTAATACTAGTGGGACATATATTAGTAATTATTTTCCTCAAGGCTTACTTTATGCCTGTCTTTGTGAGGCTTACGCTTTTTTAAAAGGTCCAACTGATATGTTGACATTATACGAAGGAAAGTATAAACAAGAGTTAACTAAGTTTGCAGCTATGCAACTTGGAAGAAGAAGACGAGACGATTACACGGACGGTACAATACGTATACCAATCGAGTCACCGCCTCAATAATAGGAGAACTTTATGGCAATAACATCGGCAATATGTAATTCATTCAAAGTAGAAATTCTACAAGGCGGTCATAATTTTAACGATTCAAGCGGTGCTCCTACAGGTAATGCATTCAAATTAGCTTTATTCTCAAGTGATTCAGCAACTTTAAATAAATCAACAACTCAATACACAGCACCTACAGATGCTTCAGCAGATCCTACAAACACTAATGAAGTTAGTACAACTTCTACTGGATATCCATCTGGTGGAAATGCTTTAACAGCAAGTGCAGACCCGGTTTTATCTGGTGATACAGCGTGCATAAAATTTGCTGATACAAGTTTTGGTTCTGCTTCTTTTACTGCAAGAGGATGTTTAATTTACAATACAACAGCTGTTACAGGATTCACAACTAACAGAGCAGTTTGTGCAATTAATTTTGGTGCAAACAAAACTGTTACAAGCGGAACTTTCACAATTCAATTCCCAGCTCAAACAGCAGGTAATGCAATCATTCAGATAGCATAGGAGGTAACTTCTTATGTCTATAGCTAAAACGTTCACTGTAACGGTGGTTAGCACTGGTAGTGGTAACAAATATGTTATTGACGGAGTTCAACAAGACACCGTAATGATTGGTGCGGGTCTTACCTATAGATTTGATCAATCAGATAATTCTAACTTAGGACACCCTTTACGATTTTCTGAAACATCCAATGGAACATGGTCAGGTGGTGTTGAGTATACGACTGGTGTCACAACAAACGGTGTTCCAGGAAACTCTGGAGCTTATACTCAAATTGCGGTTCAAAACGGTGCACCATCCAGGTTGTATTATTATTGTACTCAACATAGCGGGATGGGTGGTCAAGCAAACACTGATGGTTGGGGTAGATCTACTTGGGGACAAATGGATTGGGGTGACTCTAATGTAGTTCAACAAGGTTGGGGAAGAAATACTTGGGGTGATCAATCTTGGGGTGATACACCTATTGTTACACTCACAGGTCTTACAGCTACAACATCCCTTGGAATTCCAGATGAATTAATTGAAGTTAAACCGGGTTGGGGTACGCTTAACTGGGGTCAAAATGGTTGGGGTTCTGTTGAGTCTGCAACTGAAACATTAACTGGTTTAAGTTTAACATCAAGTCTTGGAACTGTCACTGCCGAAGACGTAGTTGGATTAACAGGGTTTTCTCTTACATCTACATTAAATTCTTTATCTGAAGTAAAAGCAGACTTTACAACCACACTTACAGGATTAGGTTTAGTATCTTCAGAAGGACTAATATCATTAGATGATCATTCAGTTGGTTTACCTGGACAGTCGGCTACTACAACTCTTGGTTCTATATCTCCAGATGATATTATGGGATTAACAGGATTATCCGCTACATCCACAGCAGGTTCTTTTACATTTACATCTGATCCCGTAACGGAATTATCTGCTCTGACTGTGTTAGCAACACAGCTTGGAAATCTTACAGTTGAACCTGCAACGTTAATTCCAACAGGAAGTCTTGCTGGCACAACTGCGTTGGGAACTGTTACAACTACTCAGTTATCAAATGTATTCCCAGATGGTCAAGTAGCCACAACTGGTTTAAATGATGATAAATTAATTTTAAAATATTACGGTAAAATTTCACCAAAAGACAGTGGAGGATATACGACTATAACACCTAAAAATAGCACAGGATATACAGTAATAAACTCGTAATAATTATGTTTGACTTAAAACTAAATACCCAATATAAATGAAAACAATTAGGAGAAATTAACAATGGCATCAACATTCTCACCTCTTGGAATAGAATTAATGGCTACAGGCGAAAACGCCGGTACATGGGGAACAAAAACTAATACAAATTGGGCAATCATTGAACAATATACTGGTGGATATTCTGCAAAATCAATTGCAGGCGGAGCACAAACTACAGCTTTAACTATTGTTGATGGTAATACGACTGGAACAGGTCAATTTAGAATGATCGAGTTTACAGGCACTATTACAGGGAATCAAATTGTTACAATTCCAAACGATGTAGAAACTTTTTATATGTTGAGAAATTCAACATCTGGAGCAAACACAGTTCAATTTAAATATGCCACTGGTAGTGGATCTTCTGTTACTTTTGCAACTACAGACAAAGGTGACAAATTAGTATTTGCTACAGCAAATGATGGCACTAATCCAGATATCAAAGATTTATCAATTGGTTTATCTACTCCAGCAGGAACTACTGGACAAGTTCAAATTAATAATTCTGGTTCTTTTGGCGCAGTTGCTGAGGGAACTAGTGGTTTTGTATTAACATCAAATGGCTCAGGAGCAGCCCCAACAATGCAAGCGCCAGCAGTTTCTGTAGGAAAAGCTATTGCAATGGCAATTGTTTTCGGATAAAAGGAGTAAATTATGGCAAACCCAAATATAGTAAATGTAACATCAATATTAGGTGGAAACCTTGGTTTTAACTTAGGTTCTTCTGCTACTGCAACTCTATTAACAGTTGATGCAGAAAAATTATTAAAAATTAATAGAATTACAGTTGCAAACGTTGATGGATCAAGTGCTGCAACAGTAGATTTATTTGTAGACGGTTTAACAACAGCAGGCGCTACTGGTATTACTCCAACATCTGCTAACACAACAGTTTACTTAGCAAAAACAGTTTCTGTCCCAGCTGACGCAACGTTAGTTATTTCGGACACACCTATCTATCTAATGGAAGGTGACATTTTAAAAGGTGGAGCTAGTGCTAGTGGAGATTTAGATTTATTTATTTCGTATGAAGTGCTAGACGACGCATAGGAGGTTTAGATTATGGCTGGAAATGGCGGAATAATTGGACCACCTAATACTGTACAAGCAGCAGTTAATCAAAGCGAAGTTCTTACAACAAAAACAGCTTCTGGATGTTTAACATTACAACCAAACACAACTGAAATCACCGCAGTTATAGTTGCAGGTGGTGGCGGTGGTGGTAACAAATCATCAGGTGGTGGCGGTGGTGGTGGTCTAAGAAATATTCCAATAGCAACAACAGGTGGTTCTACAATTCCAATAACAGTTGGTGGAGGAGGTGCAGGTGCACCAGCTATACCAGCAAAAGGAGCTAATGGTGTTGCCAGTTCAATCGTAGCAAAATCTGTTACTTATACTTCTGCAGGTGGTGGTGGCGGTGGAAGTGATGGAGATGGTCAAGGAGCAGACGGTGGATCTGGTGGTGGTTCTTCTAATAATATTACACCAGGAGGAGCAGGTAATACTCCCCCTGTTTCTCCTCCTCAAGGAAATCCAGGTGGTGGTTCTTTTTCACCAGGACCAGGTGGTAATACTGGTGGTGGTGGCGGTGGCGCAGGTGGCGCTGGTGCAAATGCACCTTCAGTGCCTACATCAGGAGCTGGTGGTAACGGGCTAGATGTAAGTTCGACTTTTCCAAGTGCGCCTAATTCAGGAGTTTATGCTGGTGGAGGTGGTGGTGGAGCAAACGGAGGTCCGACTAATGCGGGAGCTGGTGGACCTGGTGGTGGAGGCCCTGGAAATAATAGTGGAAGTGGTGTTACTGGAACAACAAACACTGGCGGCGGTGGAGGCGGAGCTGGAGCAGGTTCTGGATCTGGTGGTTCGGGTGGATCAGGAATAGTTTTAATTAAAGAACCGGCGATTTGTAGACCTAAAAGCGCATCAGGTGTTTGGGACATGAACACAGTTTATGATTTAGTCAAAGAAGGTGAGTGGGGAGGATTTAACGTTCACAGTTATAGTTTAAATTATTTAGTAGTCGCTGGTGGTGGCGGTGGTGGTACAAGATACTCTGCTTCAGGAGCTGAAGATGGTGGTGGAGGTGGAGCTGGAGGTTATAGAGCTTCTGGTTTTGGTCCAAGTCCATTACGAGGTTCAGCGTTATCTTTTTCTAACGTAGTTGTAGGATCGAGTTACGTTGTTACAGTTGGAGCAGGTGGAAATGGAGCATCTTTTCCTGGTGGTTGTGCTACAAACGGAACAAATTCAATATTTAATGTTTGTGGAGCAGCACCTTTAAAAATAGAATCAACAGGTGGTGGTAGTGGT